CTGGCGAAGAGTTAACTTCAATAACAAATGGTGGTTCTTTTACTCTATTTTCCGAAGGAATAAAGTCTACTGCAACCCATTGACCATCTACTGCCTTAGCAGCTTTTAAACTTTCTTCTGTTTCTATTTTTGTTAATGTTAATTCTTCTACTTCTGCACCTCTTGATACATTACTTCTAAAATCTCCTGGTACAACTTTTCTTTTCATAGCAGCAAATACTTTACCTTGTAATACTAATACTCTAGCATCCCATTTAGTTTTTATATATTGCTGTAATAATATATCAGAATCCTCATCTTGTTTATTAAGTAATTGCACAATTGAATCTAATGCTTTTTCTGATTCAATAAACAAGACACCAACACCTTTTGATCCTCTTAATGTCTTTAAGATAACAGGAAACTTTTCTTCCAAACTTTCAAATGATTGCATTGAATTTTCTGGATCAGTTACCAATACTGATTTAGGTTGTCTAATACCATAGTCTGCTAATCTTAATGAAGTTCTATATTTGTCAGCACACATACTAATACATTGTCTACTGTTAATAACACACACTTGGTGTTTTTCTAATCTTGATACCAAGTCCATCCAACTATCTCTACGTACTACTGAACCTCTTACAATAGCAACTGTATCTTTTGCTGATACTCTAAATCCTTTGTTGTCATCTTGATTATGGAAATACATTTCTCCATCATCTTCAACGGTTACAAAACCACCTGTGTTTCTATAGATATATGACTTATGACCAAGCTTATCTGCTTGTTTCATTAAGTTCTTTGCTGTATGGAAATTTAAATCATCTTCAGGTTCATCTGATATAATGATTAATCTATATGATCCAGAAGTTTTTGCTTCTGTTATGTAATCTTTGAATTTTGGTATCTGCATTTATTCATCACTCATTGGACTCGTAGTTGGTGTTTTTTTAAATTCTTTTTTCTTGTCGTCCACTTTCTTCCCAATGTTGTACTTAGCAGATAACGTCCACTCTTTCTTTTCTTTAAATGGTAATACTTTTATCTGACTCAATGGTGCTTTATCTTCTGTTATATCCTTTTTAACTATATCAATTAAGTTCCAATCTTGTAATAATAAAGATATGGTATTTCTTCTTTGAATATCGTTTTGAGTTAATGTAGATTTTTTACCATCTAATGCAAATAATTCCTTGAAATGGACTATATAATATTTGCCTTGCTTGTGTAATATATGACAAGATTGATATAATGTTTTATCTTTACGACTCGCCACACCTATTCTTGTTAACGTTTCCCTGACTTTTAAAAAATCATCAGGTTGTTTAATGGTCACCTCAAGCATATCGCCTTGTGACCAACTAATAATATCCTCACTCATTTAAACTTTCTCCCACCTTGTATAAGGTTTAATTTAAGTCTTTCAATTTGGTCATCTGTAAGTATGTTGAGTACTTCCTTTGCTTTTGTATTGCTATATCCATAATACCTTTTTACAATGTCTAGGTTCTTCAACTTGGTTTTTGATAACCACCTACCTCCAAATCGCCTTTTCTTTCGTATACTATTTATGAAATAATGAAATTGCATACGTTTAGGAAGAAAATGATAACCGTTCATTTCATTACTATGCATTACGGTATCATAGAACATAGATAGACAACGGTTAATTACAAAGGGTGGGTATTTCTTTTCCCAAGTCGGGTCTGGTGTGTCTAATAAATTCTCTTTTGATTCATTAATTGCTTTAAGATAATCTTTTAATTCATACATTATTTAAACCAATGCATATACGCTAGATATGGTACTAATATTGGATAGACCACGTGTTCAACAATTTCATATAAAACAAGTATGGTTAATGCTATTGCCCACCACTTACTTGTTTTTGCTTTTTTAGAAACATAGCCAAATACTTTACTATGCCATTTACCTATCTTCTGTACTATTGCGTTCATTAATATCCTTTATTATAATCTACTCTCTAACCAGTCAGCAGCTCTCCTCATTTTATCTGGACTGTCTTTAAAATTTCCCATACCAGTATTACATATATGACATACATAACCTAAAAATTTGCCTGTCTTATGGTTGTGGTGTAATCGCCAACTATTATAAATCTTTTGACCTGACTTTTGCAAATCAACTAGTGTATTGCCACAACTAGGACATTCATCTGTAATTGGTGGTGCTGGGTATTGTTTTTTAAGTTCTTCTATAAGTTTTCTAGCTTTATTTACACAAGTTTTACAAGTTCTTTTTATTTCTGAATCTTCATTGCCACTTTCATATTTCATTTGACTATAATCAGATATAGGTTTTTCTTCACCACACTTTATACATTTTATTAAAGTTATGTCTATCGTATAACCTGGTAGTATTGTCATTTGAATTTACAATTCGCCATTACTTCTGTTAAACAAGCAACCATATTAATCTCTTGGTCTGCTACCCAAACAGACTTATATTGATATCCTGCAATAACTAAAACTGCCTGTGGAATAGATTGTGGTTGTAAATGTTTGTATAGTATTTCATATACGTTTGAAAACAATGATGATGGTTCTTTATCTAGGTTTTGAATAACCCATTTTCTCATATCATTAAATCTTTTTTCTTTTAAAATTGCTACAAGTTTTTTCGTATCTGCTTCAGTTAAACTAAACAATACGCCACTATCAATTTTACCTCTTACTGAATATCGTTGAAGTTCATTAATAGTTCTTCTGAAATCTGGAAAGTATTTTTCTATTAATTCTGAAAGGACTTTTTTATCAAACTCTATCTTTTCTTCTGTTAAAATACTACACAACCTATTCATAAATTGTGTCGCTACCTTAACTTTATCACCAGTAATAGCAAAATCAATAACAGTACATCTACTTTGCAATGCTTCTAATATCTTATTCTTATAATTACAAGTAAAGATAAATCTACAATTCTTATAAAATGTTTCTATGAAATTTCTTAATGCAGGTTGAACGGACTCTGGATTCATATAGTCCGCCTCATCAAGTATAACAACTTTATGACTTGCTGTTTCAGTTAAAGATACAGTTGACGCAAAGTTTTTAATCTTATGTCTTAACGTATCTATTTGTCTACCTTCGTCTGATCCATTAATGATAATGTAATCAACACCTAACTCTTCACATAAAGCACGTGCTACAGTAGTCTTACCTGTACCTGCTGTACCTGATAGTAATAGGTTTGGGAGTTCTTTTTGATTTATAAACTGTTTAAAAGTTTCTTTTAGTTCATTGGTTAAAATACAATCTTCAATTTTTCTTGGTCTGTACTTCTCAACCCATAAATTTTCTGCCATAATATATTCACTTTCATATAATCAACCCTATCAATACTCCTATTATAATACCTTCCAACCAAAATGCCCACCTATGTGAACCTCTTGCTGTATGTTTACAAATAAAAGTACACGTCCAGTCTTTTACTGACATAATTAAAACTCACTATCTGGTTCTAATGCTATCCAATATTGTACTGGTTTATTTCTATTAACAAAATGACTTATTCTTTGTTTAGAAATTGCAATATCATAATCATCTGGTATGATTTTTAAATTTTCTGCTTTGAAATATGCTACAAACTCTTTATCAGTTGTACCTACTACAGCAGAATAGTCGTTAGATGATTTATTCTTTTTATCAGTTGCAATCATTGTAATGTTTGTACCATCACCTTTTACTGCAATGTCTGGTAAGTTCAATGTAACTATACCTTTTAATAAGTCATTAAAACATTTACCCTTTAATGTAAAAGTTACATACTTATCAGGCATATTAATTGATTTAGTTGGTGCTACAATTACTGATTTATCTGCAAAGAAATACTTAACAGATTGTCTTGAATTGGCGTCTGATATAACCAATTTGTTAGTACCATTAAATTTGATATCTGATTTAGAAAATAATTCAACTGCTCTTAAAAATTCTGGTAAATCGTATATCGCAAATTCTTGCTCAAATTTATTATCTATGTCTGCTTCAGCAAGAATATTCTTTAAAGTAGAAATAGTTTGTAGTTGCTTTCCTGGTTTAACTAAAATGTTTTTATTAATTTCAGAAAAATTTTTTAAAATTGCAACTGTACTGTTTGATAGATTCATATCAACTCCTTCATAATTTAACCATACTGTAATATATCACCAACCTCACATAAAGTCAATGTTGGTTTACTGAACAGGACAATTTGGATTTTCTGTTAAGTCTACAATAGTAGCATTTGCTGTAACCAATTGGTCTGCTAATTGAGTTGCTACTGCTTCTGCTGTAGATAATTCAGCTTGAAATACCGACAATTCATTATTGGTACTTTGTAATACATCACGAATTGAAGCTATTTCCAATTCATATGCTTGTATTGTACCTTCTAATCTTGCAATACTATCCAAGTATTCTGCTTCTACAGTAGAAATGCCTACTTCAGCATTTGCTAATAAAGCTACTACTTTATCTTTTTTATTTTTTAAGTCTACAGTAATAATCAATAACGCAACTATAGCGATAATTGCTGCTACTGCTGTTCCTGATATCTTATTTTTTATATCTTTAAGTTTCATTTCTTTTCCTTCTTATCAATTAATTCGCAAGTAATCTCATCTGCTTGTAACCCAGCATTGCCATCAAATATCCATACGTAAGAATAGTGAACCTGGTCACCTTTTGCTACGCACTTTTTACCGAATGCTATACTTGGATTTTTTATGCTTGAACAAGCGCTTAAGAGAATCAAACTCATTAAAATCACTAATATTTTATTCATAATTTCCTCATTTAGTTTATTATATAACAATAGTATTTATAAGTCAATGTTGGTTAGGCCCAAAAAAAAATAGCGGCGGTTTTACCCGCCACTATCTATATTACGTTATTATTTAACGTCTATTGTTTTTAGTTTCTTTTCTTCTGGAATAATCTTCTCCATAGAAACTTTTAACAGTCCATCTTTCAGTTCAGCACCTGTGACTTTTACATCATTGGCGATTGTGAAAGACCTTTTAAAGTATCTTTTAGAGATACCTTTATGTAATACTTCACCATCTTCATCCTTGTCAGAAGATTTATCTTCCTTCTTGGTTTCAATAGATAGCATACCGTCTTCAACGTTGACATTAATGTCTTTCTTGTTGAATCCAGCTAATGCAACCTCTATGTTGTAAGTATTTTTACCCGACTTAACTATATTGTATGGTGGGTATGTAGGTTGTATATCGGACATAAAATCGTCATCAAACATTGAACCGAAATGGTCAAAGATTGAATCAAATCCAACCGATACTGGTCTTAACCTGTTAAAAATAGATAATGCTTTATTGGTCATAAAAACCTCCTTTTATTAAGCAAAGTTATCGTTTATGAGTCCCTTAATGGCAACTCACTACTACTTATATATGTAGTTTCCTACAATATACAAGTAGCGCCGATGGATTTATTTTTAATAGTATGAATCCACCAAAATATCTATCGTAGTGTCCGCTATTGGTATTGAAACCTTTGGACCTTCTA